AGGTTGCCCTGTTCTAAATTCTTGTCCACCCATTGGTCCGCCACCGCCACCTTGCTGAACCATCGTTGGGGGTTTTCCATAACCAAAGCTTTCTTCTGCGCCAAAGTGCGCTCTTTCTGCTTGGTCTACAAGGTCCACAAATTCTGTCACCTTCGCCTGCATTTCTGCTGCTTGTGGGCTTGTGTATGTTTGGTTTAAATAGTTTCCGTACACCTTCAGTGGCGAGGATTCCATTTGCCGCATCTGCTGACCAAACTGTTGCTGCATGTTTTGAAACATACCACCTACACCGCCCATTTCAGGGCCTCGTGACATCTGTGGTAAGGGTTGTTCCATGGTTTGCATTGTTGTACCCATCTGTTGTTTCATAGGGTTTGCGTAGGGTGATGCGATCATGCCACCGGCCTCCATGTGTTGTACGGGGTAGATTACACCACCGTCTGCTCTGTGTTGTGTTTCACCTTCTCCGGGACCGCCCGGTCCACCGCCACCGGGAGGGGTTCCACCGCCCCCGTCCGAACTACCTTGTGTTTCTGTGGTTGATCCACCACCAAAAATTCCGGCAAGACCGCCTAGATTTACGTTTCCGGCTGTACCGCCGCTAGTGTGTCCACTGTATCCGGCAAAACTAAAAGCAGGGTTCGTTGACCCCGAGCCGCGGCCCACGTAGCTAAAGGGAATAGCATCTTGCGAGGCGTTATCAGCGGCTTGTCGGGCATCAAACTTTTTTTGTACCTGTGAAGAGAAAGCATCGTATTGTTCTTGCGTGTAGTTGTATTTCTCAGGGTTCTGCAAACGGTCCAGTTCGTTGGCCGTGTAATACGATGATCTGCCCCCGTATTCTGCAAAAATACTCATTACACTTGCCCCATCAAACTACCGATGCCGAGAAGTTCTCGGTCTTCTGGGAATAAAGCTGCAAACTTAGTCCGGTCCACAGGACCGCTGGGTGCAACCGAACTTTGGTCAAACCTACTAGGGTTTGGATTAAAATTTTCTGGTTCAGGTTGCTGAATAGGTGGCCCACTAGGAACAACGGGTGCTGATTTTTGTACCGGCACAACCGGTGCAGCATTGTTATTCGTAGTAGGCAGATTCGCCCCGCTTCCGGTGGGAACTTCCACGGGAGGAATTGGTTGCCCCTCCAGACTTTGGTCTGAAGAGAATGTTTCTTGTATAGCTTCACCACCCAATCGTCTTACAGGCATGATGACGTAATTTTGAATAGCCATTTCTGCAAACTGAGCAGCCAAAGCGTCTTTTTCACGCTGAGTTTTACCTTTTCTAAGGGCTTGCTTCAGCAGTTCTTCGTTTTCTAAAATTATCTGTACTCTGTTGGCTTGCAGAGATTGGGGTAATTCAGCAAAGTAACGTTGAGCTACGTCTTGACCAAACTTGGCAAAACGTCCAGCAAATATAATCTCACCTGCGCCACTGTTCAGACCAATTTGGTTTCTAAGACTAGAACCGACCGCAGAACCGCCCATTGCAGCGGCAAGCTTTATTCCTTCACCTAAGTCTTTATAAAGAACGTCGGTTTGGCCCGGTTTAGCTTTCATCGTAAACATCTCGATTTCGGCCATTTTACGAAGAAATTCTTTTGTATCTTTTAACTGGTCAGCACCTACTAGATCATTTTGTAACATCCAATCAGCAACAGAAAGCTCCTTTACTTTTGGGTGTGGAGCAAACAGTTTGTTGTAAGCGGCAGCGGGGCTAAAACGCTCTCCGTTAGAACTTACTTGAAAAATGCTGTCATAGATTGCACTACGCATACCGTTTCTAAGGTCTTCTTGCGTCCACGTTTTACCCGCATTTGGACTGGTAAAACGTTTGTCACCGCCGGTATTTGGCAAAACAGTGAACCCGTCTTCGCCAACATTATCGACCATCCTCATATACCTGTTTAAAATCGCAAAAGGTCTATTCTGGTTAGCCGATAAGGCGGAAGTAACCGCCGTAGTGGCGTTAGAAGTCTTATCCGGCAATAGCTCGGACAAGCCCACTTGATCTACATCGTTTTTAAGATCAAAAGCGTTTTGTTTTTTGGTTTGCGTAATTAAATTAGACGCTTTACGAACATCTTGAAGATCGTCCCTTACCGCCGGAAACAATTCCATCAAACGTTTGTTGTTTTCGTTGTTCATCCAAGTGGATAACGCCCCGGTGTTTAAGGTGCCGTCTTCGTTTAGAGCGTTAGCCCTTACTACTCGTAGCAAGTTTTCCTCGCCCGCACGAATATCGTTTGCGGTGTTTATGGCTGCAACAATTCGACCATCTAAATTAGGAACAGTTTGAATAAGTTCGTGGTTGCGTGAATACCACTTGCGCATTTCGGGAAGATTTATAACTCCGGTAACAGGATCATATTGCTCTTGAAGGTCGGCCATTAAACGCTGACCTTGAGCCGCGAACTGTCCACCTGTTTCTGATTCCAAAAGGTTTGTTAAGGCTTGACCCGCTTGAAACTGAGCTACGCCATCCAATGCGGCAGCCTTCATAAAAGCAGCATCACCTCTTCATTAGGTTGTTAGCAAGTGTGTCTATAGGCACACTTGGGTGCGCCATTTCTTTTAGTTCCTAATACTTCTCCAGCGTATGCGCGAGTAAATACGTCGTTAAACGCTGCCGAAAAACTCCTAGCCGTGTCATATGCTTGGTTTTGACCTAAAGGCATACTGTTCATGTCTGCTAACAAGGCGTCGGCAAATTCCGAGGCAATACGGCCTTCATTGTTTGGCTTTCGGAATACGCCGTTTTAGCGATATTTAATGCAGCACTTCTAGCTTTGTTTAGCTCGCCTATTGTTACACCAGTGTCAAATTCTACTCCGTCAGCAGCGTCTTGACCTATGCCCAACTCTTGCGTTTTACGCTCTACAAAACGTTTTAAAATTCTTAAATCACTACTTTCAACAACTTCTCTGGATTCTTGTAAAAGCTCGTCCATGTTTCCGTTGTAGTTTGTTATAAAATTAGGAATGCTTTGTGTAGTACCCGTTTCATCAATAAACTGAGTAACCTCTAAGTTTTGAGGTATTTTTTTCCACAAACTAGATTCTTCGGCACGACCTGCTTTATTGAGATTTTAAAGTATCAAAAATGTTTTGAGCAGAAGTAAGTCGGCGTCCGGTTCGTTCACCACGAACTTTTTTCATGGCCTCAATGGTGTTTTGCTGCGCCAAGGCTAATTTAGAGTCTAAAACCCCCTCAAACAAAGAAGTCTGTATGATGGCGGCATCTTGCAACGCTTCTGGCGAACCATCCGCATAGAGTGCCAGTAGTCCACGACGCAGAGCGTCTATAGACGATTTCATTCGACTTGTGGCATCGCTACCTACCGCGGGATTAGCCGAAGCAAATTGGTTTTGTAATCCTAGTAATGTCACACTAGCTGCTCGGGTAGCGGGGTCTAATACTATCTGACGCTCTTCTCCGTTTGGACCTTTTGTGTACATGAACCGGTCAAACTTTGGATCATTAAGCATTTCGAGAATAGCTAAAGGGTCTTCACCGTTTTTTTCTAGTTGTTCCGTAATAAAAGTAGCAACGCTTTCTTTATCACTTTCCGTGAGACCAAAACTATCTGCGTTGTCCGGGTCCATTATTCTTTTGTACAAGTTTCTTATACCGCGACCACCCCACATAGCTAAAGCCGGGATTCGGTTTGCAGCTAGATCAGAAACTAAGGCACCGCTTATACCACCGGTAGTTTCAAAACCAAAACGTACCCATGGGTTTCCGGGAGCAATATCTTCTGCTTTTCCTGCAAGTAAAGTTGTGCCAATAAGTGCGCCGCCCTCAACTGCTGCTGTTCTATAAGGGTTTTCACGGGCCAATCGACCCATTCCGCCACTCATTTTTTCAATGCCGCCTACAAATTTAGCGGAAAGAGGTGAGCGTGATTGCCCTTTAATAATAGGACCAATAAAATTTTGAGATTGATTTAACGCTTGTTGACCACCTAGACTAAAACCTTTAGCGGGCACAGCCCACGGCGTTAGTACAAAAGGTAAAGTATCTGCAAACGTCTTACCAGCTTCGTAGGAGCTTGCTCCCGGTAAAACAATAGGCTCTTCGCCCATCAAAGCATCCGTTGCTTTGTCCCCTGCAAACGAAGCGGCTATACCGCCAACAGTTCCGGTAAACAAAGGAACGCCTATACGCACTGCCGCGGTCCACGGTGTTACTGGAGGAACGCCCGCTACGGAAAGGTTACCCGCTTGTGCGCCATAATAAAAACCACCGAAAAAACCTGCACCGGGTAAAGCACGTCTTTTTACACCTTGAAAGAAACCGGGATCAGCTTCAATATCACGACCCTGATCGTCTTGTGCAAATAATTCTATTATCTGTTTATCGGTTAAAGCCTGACCTTGTAGGCCTAGTTCTGCCAAAATAGGCGCTTCACCTGTGCGCAACAAATTGTAATCGACCTTATCACTAAGATAAGGGTCATATTTGAGGCTTTCTACTAAGCTAAATGCAAAACCTTGTTCCGCGGACCGAAACTCGGAGTTTGGTTTTGACGCTTCCTCTTCAAAAGTATCGTATAAATCAACGAACTCTTGCGGTGTAAAGCTCATGCGCAGAGGACCTGTGTTTACAGGAGGCGTTACCTCTACTTCAGTCTCTTCGGCTATTACAATTTCTTCTTCAGCCATCAGTTACTCCCGCTCAAATTCATACCTTTTTTGTTCAACAAATTCTTCGCTCCGGACAAGTCTGTTACAGAAGCGGTCCCCGCCATTTGAGAAACAGGTCCAAGAAGCTGTTTAAGTCGAGCAATTTCACCCAGTTTTTGTTCAGCCGTTGCAAGAACCGCAGAATCTTGTGGTGAATCAGAAGCTCTCATTCTTTGTAGACGTAGTTCTTCGGAGTCTAATGCTTCCATCAAGCTTACAATCTTGTTTGCCTCAGTAACAGGGTTACTGAAGAAGGTATCCGGGTTCGGGAACAATTGACCCGTAACTTCTAGGTCGGTGACCGCGAACCGTGGCGAGGAGGCCAAAGCAGAACGTCCTAAAACGTATACTAGCTTGGTAAACTGTCGCCCTTCCTCCGTTTCCTTAAATAATTCAGAGAACGTTTCGGGAGCTATCGCGCCACCCACTACAGCGTTCGTACCCGCGAAGATAGAAGACCAAAAACCCGTACCGGCACGTACTTCAGCCAACACGTCTTTAACCAGCTTCTTGTCCTTCTTATCAATGGGCTCAAAGCCACTACCCTCGGCGCTGATACCCGCTTCCAAAGCCGTATCATTTGCACTGAGGAATTTCCTAGCATCGGCACGTACTTTCTCACGCTTATAAGCTTCGTAAGCAACGGTATCGCCAACAGGAATAACTTCTGTGGGTAACAATCTAGGCATTCCGTCGTCGCCAATGTACGTTTTACCGCCATCAAAGGACATGCGGAGGGCTGCGCCGCCACCGGGTTTACTGTTTGGCACCAAGAAGGCTGCAACTTGGTTACTTTCTGTACCAATTTTTTGCATGACGGCTGAACCGGGCATTGTCTGGTTCATTTCGTTGACTTTAGCCATCAGCTTCTTGCCTTCCGGCGTTGATAGGTCAGCAACAGAAGGTATCATCACACCCTCGTCGTTCATTACCGTAACGCGGAATAAACTAGGTGTACCGGCAATTTCGCTGCTAAAGATACTTATGCCTTTAGCCGCAGGATCGTTAACATCTGTACGGATAATGTCGATAGTGGTTCCGTTATCCACTTTATCAAAGCGGTATTCCGGCTCTATGCCAATTAAACGTTTTCGATCAATTTCAGGAAGCAACAAGAAGTCTTGTTTAGCTAAACCAAATTTCTTGAAGTAATCTTCGTCGGTAAGTATTGGCAAACCTTGTAAGTATTGCTGGCTATCTGTCGGCAAAGCTTCAAAGTCTGTTTTGCTCATGCCAAATTTACTAAAGAAGTCATTATCGTTAACAGGAGCCACATATTCCGTCAGCACGTCGTTACCAAAACTTTGAACCAACTGAGCAAACTCCATATCGCTAAAGAATGGAGAAGAACCTGCGGGATAAACCTTGTCTCCAACGGGCAAGTCTTGAGTAAGCGTATATTGCTTACGCTTCATTAATGTACTGGGGTCTACGTTACTCGCACTTACTCCGCCTTGTTGCATTATTAAAGCATAGCCCGGAGTTCCGGGAACCGCGGACCGTAAGACGCCGTTTACAATAAAGTTTTGAGCCTTACTTGTTGCGGACGGTTTAAATACTTTTGCAACGGTAACATTACCCATACCAAATTCTGTAACCAGATTATTATACTGACCAGAAGTTAGCGGGCGTTGTGTTTCTGTTTCGTTACCATCTGCATCTGTAATCGTGACTACGAACGTGTCTGTGATAGGCTTGTCATCTCTGGATAGCTGAGAAGCACGTTCTGCACCGTATAGCTGACTGGCGCTTTGCAGTGCCATTTGATCTAGTTGACGACCTTCTGCCTTTTGCGCTTGTTTAAACTTACCAAACGCACCCGCTCTTTCGCCGATGTTACCTAAAACAGGGGCAAACGACTGCGCTAGTTTTTCCGCCGGACTCATATTTCTTTCACCGGGAGAAGCAAACATCAAAGCACCTTGCGCTACGTCAAATAGCATTTGCGCTTGAGTTAAATCTTTTTGGTCGGCCAAATCTGCTTCTTGCTGCGCAGGATCAAGTAATTGCCCATAAAGGTTTCTTTGCTGGTCAAATAACGTTTGCTGGCGCTGAAGAGCGGGATCGACGACACCGCCCGGTGCCATATACTGGACCGCGCCGCCTTGGTTAAAATTTACAGGAGCAGGCCCTCCGGGGACCTGTACAGGAGCTTCTGGAGCGCCCATGTTAACAGTGGACATAATACCTTCTGCCATTGCCCCTTCTACTGGGGCCGACATCTCTTCGGCAGCTAAACCTCCAATGCCTTGATCTACCGCTGCAATTTGCATTACAGGCTGAAGCAGAGTCAAAACTGATTCGGGCGTTTGTTGTGAATCTTCAGGTCCAACAATCTGCGAAAGCTCTTGGTAACGTTGCTCAATGGGTGCTGTATCGCCTCGAATACCGTTAATGACGGTCTCGTAATCTTCAGCGTTTTCTAGGTCATCCATCTGACTAGCGTACTGAGTAAGCATTCCCTCTAATTCAGCGGGATTGATACCTTGTTGCATAGCACCTTGTGCCGCTTCATTAATATCTACGGAACCGGGGTCAATAGCAGGTAAACCGGGTGGCATCATTTGTGGTCCGGGAGCCGCGGGTGCTGGCATAGGTGCCATACCGCCGTCCTGCATGGGGATAACCCCACGACCCATCAAAATATCTTTTTGCGTAACGTTTCCATCACCACTTAGGTCTGGAAAGGCTGCGCCTCCGTTAGCAAACATCTGTCTGCCCATTACTTCTCTATTCATTAAAATAACCCCGCTTTTGCTGCGCCTGCCGCTGCCGACAAGCCTGCTACGCCCAAACCTAATATAGACTGAGCGGGTGATACGCCACCACCTGATTGTTGTGAGATTGCCATCTGGCTAGACGGCGCACCCTTGTAAATGTCTGATAAGAAACCTACACGCTGATAAGGCTCATACTGCTGCTCGACTTGTGTCTTACGAGTAGCTTCCAGAACCGCTTGATCTTGTGCTTGCTGTTGTTTGCCAACATCGAACAGGAATCCAGCTTCTTTCTGACCTAAGTTTTGTTGCAGTTCACCCAAGGCACCTTGACGTAAGCCAAGCTGACTTAAACCTTCGCCTTGTTGTAGCGCAAGCTGACCGTAACTTGTTCCAAGACCCGCGATACCTTCGCCCATTCGGCCTTGTAGTTCGGAACCTTGTAAACCAAGAGCCCCACCTGCTTGTGAACCCTGCATAGCCATTTGTGCTTGGCCTTGACCCAACTGACCAGATTGACTGGCCAACTGACCGGCCAATTGCTCGGCAGATATACCAAGTTGCGCGGCTCTGTTTGCAATGTCCGCCTGCTGGTTTACACCCTGCATGGCTAACGCGCCTGTTTGTTGGCCTAATTGACCCGCTAACTGCGCGGCACTCATGCCTGTTTGTGCTGCAAGCGACTGTAGGTTCATGCCTGTTGAAGCCAGTGCGTTTGCATTGGCTGACGCCATTTGCTCTGCATTTAAGCCTAATTGACCGGCCTGATTTAGAGCCGCTAGACCCATCTGCCCGCCTTGCTGTGCGCTAGACTGTGCTAATTGTGCTGCATTTAGGCCCATTTGAGCGCCTTGTTGCGCTCCTGTTTGACCAAGTTGCGCTGCTTGCATTCCGAGTTGAGCGCCCTGTTGTGCCGCAGTCATACCGGACTGAGAAACAAGCTGCTCTGCCGACATACCTGTCTGAGCCTGTTGATTAATCAACTGACCCGCAAGCTGTTCGGCTGAAATACCCATCTGCGCGGCTTGTCCAGCCAATTGGCCTTCTAATTGTGATGCGCTAATACCAAGCTGACCCGCTAATTGTTGCGCAGATATACCGGTTTGAGCTTGTTGTTGAGCCGTGTTTGCCGCTAACTGTTCTGCGGATAGACCTAACTGACCGGCATTTTGTGCAGTTTGAGCCAACAACTGATTGGCCGACATACCTGTTTGTGCTTGCTGGTTAATTAACTGTCCGGCTAATTGTTCTGTGGAAATACCCATTTGTGCCGCTTGTCCGGCTAACTGACCCTGCAATTGAGCAGAAGACATACCAAGCTGACCGGCTAATTGCTCGGCAGATTGACTTAACTGACCCGCTTGAGCCAAGTTTGAAGACGCTAACTGGCTTGCACCTTGCGCTAACTGACCCTGCTGACCAAACGCTGACAGACCTAATTGACCGCTTTGAGTTAAACCCTGTTGCGCCAATTGTTCTGCGGACATACCGGTAGTAGCTGCCAATTGCTCGGCAGATAGTCCCAATTGACCTTGTTGTTGTGCTGTTCGTGCTGCAAGTTCTTCCGCAGACAAACCTAATGTGCCCGCAGCTTGTGCCGCGGCCATACCTGCCTGAGAACCTTGAGCCCCCAGTGCGCCAGTAAGTTGTGCGGCTTGTTGAGCCCTAGCTTGTTGTGATTCAAAGGCTTGTTGCGCTCTTTGTGAAGCACTTTCAAAGCCCTGCTGACGCATACCCGCAGCAGTACGACCTTGCTGTTCTAGTATGTTTCTTTGTAATTCTTGTTCAGCTACCGCCTGACGTGATCCGCCAAAGGCACCCGCTCCAACTGCTTGTGCGCCAACTTGATTGGCTTGTATATTACCTGCACGTTGAATATCCGCTAAAGCTTGCTGAACGGCTGCATCTTCATACTGATTCATAAACGAACCAGCCGAAGCAGGATCGTATGCACCAGTAGTACCAGCTAAACCAGCAATACCTGATTGAGCGGTTTGTGTTCCTAACGCTCCTGCTTGCTGTAAAGCTTGTGCAGCATCGGATGTGATACCCCTAGCGCCGGAAATTGCGGTTTGAGTCTGTTGAGCAGCTTGTTGTGCTGCTGTTTGTCCACCTGATCTAGCTTGGCCTGCAACATTTCTAGCCGCTGTCGCAACATCGTCAATTCCGCCAATAGCTCTTTCATAAGCGCCTATTCCGCCAGCACCAGCCGCTTGTGCGTCTGTTCGAGCTTGTCCACTTATTCCGCCTAAACCAGCCGCAGTTCCCGCGGCACCTAGTCTTGCACCTAATCCTGCTTGAGCCGCAGCATCTGCACCGGCTAATCCGGCTGCGCCAAGAGCTTGTTGTCCACCCGCCGCTTGGGCTCTTGCAGCTTCAATTGCTGCATTTGTGGCAGTACCGGCTTCTTGCGCCGCTTGTAAACCACCAATACCTGCCTGAGTAAGACCTGCGCCCGCGCCGGTAACGGCTTGACGTGCGTTTGCAATTGCAGCCGCAGAATCTGTACCCGCTTGTAGGGCCGAGGCTTGCGCTCCGGCTCCCGCGTCACGAGCTTGTCCTTGTGCAGTTCCGGCAGCAGAACCTAAAGTGGTTTGTCCAGTAAGAGCTTGTTGTCTTGCGTTAGCCGCTACCGTTCCTAAATCCTGTCCACTTTGTTGGGCAAGCGCCCTAGCGTTTAAAGCTTCTCGCGCCGCGGCACTTAAACCGGTTTGTCCGGCTGTAGCCGTTTGTTGTCCGGCTAAAGTGGCAGCATCAAGGCCTGTTTGACCCGCAGTAGCGGCTTGTTGCGCGGCTGCGGCAGCTTCGTTTAATCCTGTTTGTGTAGCACCCGCTTGCGTTAAACCCGCTTGTCCTACGGTAGCCGCCAAGTTCCTAGACGCTTCGTCAACAGCCCCTAAACGAAGTTTTTGTTCTGTTTCCCGACCAGAATACCGCGCATCAGCAACAGCTTGACCCGCTACGGTATTTGCCGCGGTGTTAGCTGCAACGGTATCTGAAATTACGCCGGGAATATTAGCAGCGGCAGTACCTAAAGCAGTCTGACCACCACCGGCAGCAGTTCTACCACCCAAAGCAGCAGCATCTAAAGCATTTTGTGCGGCGGTCGTTGCTGTGCCGCCCGCAGTAATAGCGCCCGCAATACCTGTTTGTGCGGCTTCAACTTGTCCGGGAATATTTCCCGCGCCTGCGGTCATAAGTGCTGACGCTTCCGTTTGGAACGGTTTAGCGTCGGTCATTACACCGCCCATGGCGGTCTGTGCGTCACCTAGCGTAAAGCCAGCTTCTTCTAAATAAGGTTGATACCCGCCAATACCAGCTTCTGCTAATTCAGTTGCCTTGATCTGTAGACCAGACATTTCCGCAACCATATAGGGCGGAATAGCTTGTCCTTGGTCAGCAAGTGCTTTTGCAGATTGTAAGAGGCCTAGTTTATAAGCCTCAATTTCCGGTGCTTCGCGGACTATCTGTGTGGATTGTTCAGCCATTACGCCGTAGCCCTCCCACGGCTCTCAAGATTACGCATTACTGAATACATATTCTGGATTCCGTTGTTAAGATTTCCGTTTCCTAAACCACGTACTGCATCGGTAGTCATTACAAACTCACCGGGCATTAACATGGCTCGAACGCTATCTTCACCCGGAGTACCTTCGGTGGGTGCAATGCCGCCTGTGCGACGCGGGAAGATCGGTCCACCCTCTGCGGCTGTCACGTAAGGACGTGCAAATGGTCCGCCGGGGGTACTAGCTGTTAAATAATTTTGTTGGTTTAGTGGGGGCAACACCGCTACTTGTTCAGGTGGTGCATAACCTACTAAAATCTTCTTCTTCAAAAGCAGTTTGATTACCAACAGCCTCGTATTCACCTGTTTCTGGATTTAACTGCAATTGGCCTAAGTTATGTACAAGGTACTTACCGGGATCAGCGTCGATCAGGTCTCTACCTGTAGTAGGTGTACCGTCAGGGTTGTAATCTATAAAGTTAGCTTGCTCTATCTCTGGAACATCAAAGAAGCCCATACCACCTGCTACGGCTGTACCTGCGAATGCGGCTGGTCCAAATTTCCTTAGAATTCCGGGAGTTGCCGCCTTCGTAGCCGCCGCTACAGCATTTGTGCCCGCCTGAACGCCCTGTTGTGCTGCAAGTTCCGGTGTCATGCCGGGTAATTGCATAGCATTTTGTACGATTCGTTAGACGCCGCATTTTTTACTGGCAGTCTCATTTACCGGAGCGGTTCCGGGCATAAAGGCATCTTTCATGCCCTCAAAGAAACCAACGTCATCATTAGGGTTAAGAGCGCCCTTCACGCTGTCCATAAATCCGGGAGTTTCGCCTGACACGGTTTCAGAAAGTCACGATTGACCGACCGACTTCGGCTGGAATATTGAGCCTTCGCCGCAACTACTTGTCAGTATTGCTTGCTCCATAGGCATCGAACAGAATATCTCCGCCATTTGCTGCAGTCAGACTACTGATCAACAGTATGTTGTTGGAGCGTTAGGGTCGATAGCTTGTGAAGCACCGGCATCACCGGCGGCTGCAACTTCTGCACCCGGTGTAGGCACATAATCACTAAACAAGTTGCCTTCTCCAGTAAATCCGCCACCGGTAAAGGTAGAGCCTGCACCAGAAACTGTTTGACTTACACGAGCGCCAAACCCTGAAGCAGCATCAGATATGTTTTGGGTAAAGGAACCTGATCCGGTGAATCCGGCAGTAACACCACCTACCGCACCCGATATAAGTGCAGACTTGAGGGCATCTTTAATGCTTCCACCGTTTAGAAGTGTTCCAATACCTGAACCCAGTCGCGGCACCGTAAATAGGTCCGAGAGGCGTGAACGCCAATGCAATAGGTAGGATAATAGGAGCGACTTTCTTGACGACTTTAACAACCGCCTTAACCACTTTCTTAATAGCTTTACCAATTCCTTTGAATAACTTCTTCAAAAAGAACTCAGGTAGGCCTGTAGTAGGGTTAAGATCGTTAGCTTCTGCGCCAACAACATAAGCTTCAGGGTCTTCAACCCCGGCTTCTGTAAGAATATCGTAGATACGTTGCTTCATTACCTCGTCTTCGAGGAATTGTGCTGGGATGACTAATTCACCCTCTGCAACGTGGGCCAGCATGTTGTCTTCGTTTCGACCATACTTAGCCATGCGCTCTGCAAGCGCAGGAAATTGTGCTATACCGTTGTCACCAAACTCTTCTTTAGCATCTGTTTCGGAGTCATCTCCGTAAACTTCTTCGAGTTCGTCATCTTCCATGACAAAATCGCCAATACCACCGGTCGGGACTTCCAGTTCTTCTAATTCTTCGGTTTCTTCAACCATTAATGCTTCTTTTGCCATTATCCCGCTCCACCAGTAATGCTTTCAGGCATGGTTACCTGTATTATTGTACTTCGGTTCTCTCCTCCAGTCCATGAAGAACCACATTCAGGGCAATTTCCACTCGGATAGGACAGTATTTCCTCCGGAGTATCGACCTTATTAGTACAGTTAGCACAATGTACCATGTCTGTGCTAGTGGAAGGTTTCCACTGACTGCCGTCAGGCATATTAATTATTGTTCCATCACTCATGTTATTGTCACCGTGACGTTACCCACGGCCCCCGCTGCTTGTGATCCTCTCAGGTACGGCTTGTTAGCTACAGTTATGCGCAATTCGTCGCCGTACTGAAAAATACCACCAAGAGGAAGGTTATAGTTGTCGGTCTGTAAGTTTGGCAAAGTCAAAGCTGACGCTTGCCATGGACCGGGGTTGTTTACTTGTTGCAGAAAAACAGAGAAAGCACGGACAACTTCCGACATATACTCTGAGTTATAGTCAGAAGGCGCGTTTGGGAATAAGGGTTGTACTAAGCCTCTACTCATCTACGTCCATCCGGTCTTAATTCAACACGCGGCGTACCTAGTCTCCATTCTACGCCGGTATTGTCTGATTCTATTTTTAATGCAAACGATCTACCCCGCAAACGCAGTCTTACTTGATTGGTAAACTGCTCTACAGGCACGGTAGAGGTACGAATTACATTGCTATTTGTTGTTTGTGTATAGTCTTCACCCGGAAAACGTCTGGTTTCAAGAGTAAAGTCTACGTTTGGAGACGGTGAACTAGAGCCGTCAAACGTCACGTCAGGTATTAGCTTGCTCAACAACACAAAGTTGTCTCCAGCACCAATCGACATTTCACTACTCTCAATGTAGGAGCTAATAGCGGCTGGTGGGTTTACGCTGCCGTCATCTTGACCAAATTCATGGTAGTAAAGGTAGCCGTCAGAGCTTGCCGCAATAGGATATTGACCAATACCACGGTCAATCCACGCCGTTCTAGACAATGTTCCGTAGTACCAGACCTGTTCCTGATAGTTGTAGACAACATATCTATCAATATCTTGGTTCATTATCCCGTTTGTTACTGTAGCAGACGGGTAATACCACCATATCTCAGAAAAAGACGAGTTTACGGCTGCTGTAACTTTTTCAGCTTGGTCTTGGTTAAAATCGTTAAATACATAAGCACGGACAGAGCAAGGCAGCTTTTGTACCTGACCACTGTAGATGTAAAACTCTTCTTCACCCATCCACATCACCATGTCATCTACCGCAATAGCGGACAAAGGACTAGCAATAGTAATGTTTTCGGAAATCATAGAGATACCGAACGTGAAAGGTGGTCCTAAATACTGCATGGCGTGTAACGATTTATCGGTAAACACCAGTATTTGTTGCCGTGTTTCGAGGGCCGTGATTATCTCAGAGCCTGTACCGATCCGCAGATCACCTGCCGTGTTAGTTGCTTCTGCTGACCATACCAAAGGGTTTTCTTGGTCAGAAAAGCGAATAAGTAAGGGGTCTTGTACCCCAATATCGTCTTGAGCATCACAACCAAACACAATAACGTGCCTGTCACGATCCGAAATCATGACCTGTTTTGCGATAGTCGGTGTTGTAGCGTCCGCGCCAGCAAGTTGAGATAGCTCTACTGCCGGTGCAAAAGGTGCTGAACTGGTAGATTTGTCCCAGTAGTAAATACCACCGTTACGGACGTTAATAATAAGGTCTTCACCAAAGTTGTCGTGGCTCCAAATACGCAAAATGTCGCCTACAGCGGTCAAGATTAGCGCCTGAACCCCATGCTCCACGTGACCAAGTACCTGCACCCCAACCCGTTCCGGCGACAGTCGTGTCCAAACCGGATTGAATTTGGTAAGTGCCTACAATAGAACTACCGCCATTACCGGTATCGGAACCATTAGCTACAACAAGTGTAGGAGCTATAAGCACCGTTTACTGTAATGTCGTTAAGTGAAGCAACTTCTCTGGCCAAAACTTCGTAGACTAGAGTTTCCAATATTCTAGATATTTGATACTCTTGATTTAGAACAGCGGCTGTTACGTTACCGCCAAGTGTTACCGCGCCACTAAAGGTAACAAAATCGTTTTCTTTTGCGCCGTGGGCATTATCGGTAACAATTAAGGTCGATGAGCCGTTGGCCGCGGAAAACGTTACGTCACCCGCAGTAGTAGTCGCACGAATAGGAGTGATGTCGTTATAACCACCACCTTCGTTAATGTAGTATTTTAGATGCGTTCCGACACCCAAATAGCTTGCGCCATCTAGTTGCAACGAATGGTTTTAATGCCCGACAAGTGCCTAAAAAGCTCTTGCCTGAATATTTTTCCCACCCGCCTATCTTTTTCGGGGGTGCCGAAACGAAACCTTACTTTGTCACAGTCAAACCAACCGCCCTCGTTTGTATACGAAGTGGTTTCTCTGTTTACTCCGGGCCTGAACTGTAATTTTTGTAAGGGCATATCATCCGTTCACTACTTCGGCTTCTTCAGCATTCTCCGCTTCAGCAAGAGACGCTGTGAGCATATTGACAAAAGCCTCGCGGCCTACGTTTAGCTGATCCATGTTAAAGCGTAGGCTTCCTAGCTTCTTATCCAGATCAGCAATGTGGTTAACCATCGCAACTTGTTGTTCGGTTAGGTCTTCAACGTTGTGTTCTACATCGTTGACAGTAATGGTTTTATTTTCGTTTTTTCGCCATTATAAGTCTCCTTATTTAAGTTTAATTAAGATGCCCAAGGGACACCAGATTCAGTCGTTGCAGGCCCGCATCAATTTGCTTTTGCACTTTTGCGTCCCGATCCGCTTCTACGCGAGCTTTAGCTTCGGCAGCGGTTTCGTCGCCTTCGATCAAGCTGTCGTATACCCAACCAAGAACATCGTTCTCTGTTAGATCGGCGTATGGGATAAATCCGGGTTCTGAAGGATCACCTTCACAGCGGAGTTTTCCGCCTTCTGAAGCAGTGTACGATGGATCGCCATCGCTTGCCGCTACCATTGACCAGTATACGAGGAATACAACCCCATCTGCGTCAGTTCTTTGCATGTCCTGTATGGACCACGTATTTGTAATTGCCAATGTTTCTTTCTCCTTTAATGACAGTTATTAATTAAGACCAAGGTAAACCCGAAATTTGATTTGGGTTTAAGCAATAGTCGGTTTCCATTTCTAAAGCTGTTTCAATGTTTGCTTTTTCTGAGCCCAAAGCTGTGTACAACCATTGTAGAGCCTGCGCTTCGGTAACGTCGTTGTATGGAGTAAATGTCCCTAAATCAGAAAACATTCAAAAACAACCTCACCTTTTCCTCGTAGCATTAGCCGTTTTATCACCTTCTGTTTTAACGCAAGAAGCATTGTAGTTGATAGTTCGTACAACGTTTTGCTCTCCATCGTAGTTAGGAGACCTAAACATTTTAGCTATTGTCCATGTAACACTCATAATATCTCCTATCCTGAATTACCGGCGGTTATAGTTGAAATACCGTACCGACCGCCAACCGCTCGTACATAAGCACCTTGTGTGTTTGTACTAGATCCCTCCGACTCTACCGTTATAGTTAACGCCAAACCGGAAGAAGAAGTGGTAATCGGTCTTGAATCCCCAACCACTTTAGTAGTTGTTATATTATGTACACCGGATGAACGTTGGTAACCTTGAATCATATATTGAGCGGCTTCAATAGGCGCGGAGTTTCCTGCATGGGTTAGGTATAGCATTATTTGAAAACTATCATACGTTCCTGACGTATTAACAAAATTAACCGTAAACGTTATATCACCAGTACCCGAAGCGTCATTACCAAGGTAAGAATTAGTAATTTCCGCAGTTATTTTTCCTGAAGCTGCCGCATCTGGTCCATAAATTGCGCCATTATTCGCAATGGTCTGTTGACGGACTAAAGAGCCGTTATTCGCCGTGCCAATAAGCAAATCAGCGTTATTGGTGCTTTCACCGCCGTTATTAATTAATAACCCAAACGCGGCTCCTGCTTTGTCGGCACCATTAGTGGCCTGTGCTATAGTTAATCCCGCGAGAAGAGTTGAAGAAGAAATTCCCGTGTTGACTGTTAATTTACCAAGTGACGCACCTGTTCCCACCGATACGCTGTTGTTACCAGCATCAACAAATAACATATTAGCGTTACTGTCTGACTCAACGCGGAAGTCAGCCGTACCTAAAGAATCTTCGTTAAAGATTGCTCCAGCTGGTTGGTCGAGGGTCATCATTGTTTTAAAGCTATTTGCATTGCTACCATCACCAACGGCGTGATAAAACTTTCCTGCGACATTGCCAATTGCACCACCATTACCTGCGGTACCTACACTCCATCCGATGCCGGTGGCACCCCAACCACTGCCGTCAGCTATGTTACCTAAAAATACCGTTCCCACTGTTCATCGTGTCGGGGTCAAACGAAGTCCCCGTGGTAGCAACAATTCCTCCAGATACGTTTAAGTTACCACCTAAATCACTGGTTGTTCCGATGCTTACAAAGTCATTACCGGCATCAACAAACAGCATATTAGCGTTGCTGTCAGACTCAACGCGGAAATCCATATTTAAGCTGTCTTCATTAAGAACTATTGCACTATGACCAATAGTCATTCTTCTTGTTGGAGCAGCAGAGTTACCACTAGTGTAAAGATTTATTTCATGCGTGTTTCCATTATCAGTCATCTTGCCTTCGATAATGGTTCCTCTTGCTATTGGGTCATTAGCTGTGCCAGATATATACAATCTTGCACCTGAACCGCTAGTAGAGTTGGCTCCGCCAGTAAGGACCATTACGTCGTACATGGTATTGTTGGCGGTTCCACCAATTACATTTAAAGTAGCACCTAAATCGGTAGCCGTACCAATGTTTACGTGGTCACTCCCAGCATCAACAAACAGCATATTGGCGTTGTTGTTGCCCTCAACGCGGAAGTTTGATCGCGGGAATCTTCGTTAAAAATAACTTCCGACGCCTTGAACTGAGCAAGTTCTGCTGCGTCTACTTTTAAAGAAATATACGAACCTGCAACTTCATCATTGTGGTCAGCGGATATGAATAAAGCTCCCGTGCCTGTTCCGCCATCAGTAAAAATTAAGGTATCTGCATTTGAGTCAGTGTCCGTCATACTGATAGTAGGCGTATTATCAGTAAGCGTTAAGTCTTGTGCTGATACCTGATTGCCAACAGTTAGCCCTGAATTTATTGTTACCGCACCTGAATTAGATATGGTCATTCTGGCTGTTGGAGAACTTGCCCCATCTGCCGTTGTCCAAAACTGCAAACTGGTAGGCATATCATTATTGCCGGGAGTTCCCTCCACAAAAGCAATAACGTAAGCGCCGTCTATGAATTGATCGCCATCGTTTCCAGTGAACTTTACATAACCTAGTTGGTCTCCATTTTGTACAACAGTGTTACCATTTACAGAAGTGCTTCTTGTTTTTTCAAAAACTAAACCTGTAGACCCTGCATCGTTGGTTTGTCGTGATAATGTTACATTACTACTAAAATGTCCTGTTCCAGATACGTTAAAGGTATCTCCAAAATCAGAAGACGTACCAATGTTTACATGGTCATTACCACCATCAACAAACAGCATATTGGCGTTGTTGTTAGATTCAACGCGGAAGTCTAGGTCGGCGCTATCTTCATTAAAAACAGTTCCTACTGACTCGCTGTTGTACACCAGATTAGTCCCTGCTCCAGTCTGCACCTGAAACACACGCCCAGCATCGTTATTGTCAGAGTCAATGACTACAACAAGACTTTCTTTTGCATTTATGTTAACGCCATCTGCCTTAGTAAAGTTTAAGCTAGAACCGCCAAGGCTTACATCAGAACTAAACGTAGCCGCACCGTCTGCGGCTATGCGGAAAACTTCGCCCGTGCCACCAACATTTGTAAAAATAAGGTCTGCGGCAGAAGAGGACGAGGTTGCAGTTCCCGCTTTGAATATAGTTTGCGCCTCCTGTAGAAACGAAACGCAGGGCAGAATTACTGCTAGAGATATACTGCTCACCACCAGTTGAATTATAAACATGCAAACCACTCCCTGAAGGGAGACCCAGTTCCAACCCCGACCGCATTATTACCACCGTCAACAAACAGCATGTTAGCGGTGCTGTCAGATTGAACTTGGAAATTTATATCTTGACCATCTTGATTAACAATAACAGCGGGGTTAGAGCCTGAAGCAAGACGTAAATACTCTCTAAGAGTACCTGCTGTCATTACATCAAAACGCAACTCTCCATCTTCCGTACCATCTGTAACATCTCCAGAAGCGGCATCAATTTGTACAGCAATAAAATCCTGACTATTATCGTTTCTTCCTTCAAAATGTATTTGCCCCGAATATATCACTGTCAGCAGGGCTTGCAGAATTTCTATACAGCCTTAAATTTGGCCCTGCATTAGCATCTGCATCTGTAGAAATAAGTGAGAGGGTGTCGCTGTTATCGGCTGTGGTTAAAGTAGCAGTTGTTCCAGTAAAAGCACCGGAAGCACCTAAAGTAGTAAACGATCCCG